CGTAAAAGTTGATAAAAGTCAAGAATTTGTCAAAAGTGGCAAAATTTTAATAAGCGAATATCCAAAAATCCATGAAAACACAAAAATTATTCAAAATTTACCGAGCAGTAACCAAAAAACCTAAAAAAATACTCTATCCTCCCGTTCGCAAATCCTATAACATACATACATACGGATGAAAACTGTGAAAAATGCCCATATGGGCACTCATTTACTTGTTGAAGTATATAATGTACCCTTTGATAAGTTGAATGATGCAAAAAAGATTGAACAAGTATGTATTGATGCTTGTAAAATTGAAGGTGTTAAGGTTCTTAATGCGTACACACATCAATTTGACCCATATGGAGTGACTTGTACCTTAACTTTAGGTGAAAGTCACCTTTCTTGTCATACATGGCCTGAAAAAGGGTGTGTTGCCTTTGATATTTTTACTTGTGGAGCAAAAAATCCACGATGTGTGGCATGGTGGGTGCTTGAATATTTCGATACTGATGACTATATAATGAAAGACTTCGCAAGATAGGTATAAATAGTAAAAAAAAGACTATAAATGGCGGTAACTCGCATATCAAGAGCGTTTAAAGACATCAATTTGTCATTTAAACCACATCCAGTTACAAAAGACATCACTACATTGCGAAATGAAAACGCAATTAAGAGGTCTGTGCGTAATTTAGTGCAAACAATACCGACAGAAAGGTTTTTTAACTCCATTTTAGGTTCTCAAGTTCGTGATAGTCTCTTTGGATTTGTTGATTTTGGTACAGCATCCGTTATAGAAAGGGAAATCATCACAACAATTGAAAATTTTGAACCTAGAGTTGATAATTTACAAGTGAATGTTGAACCTCGACCAGATCAAAATGAGTTTGAGGTAAATGTATTATTTGATATTATAGGCCAAGAGTTTCCAACTCAAGACTTTACATTCATATTACAAGCAGCAAGATAATGCCTTTCGCAAAATTTTCTAATCTTGATTTTGATCAAATCAGGACACAAATCAAAGATTACCTAAGAGCAAACTCAAATTTTACGGATTTTGATTTTGAAGGATCGAACTTTTCAGTTTTAATAGACACACTTGCATATAATACATATATTTCAGCATTTAACTCAAATTTAGTCGTTAATGAATCATTCTTAGACTCTGCAACACTTCGTGAGAATGTAGTTTCATTAGCTAGAAACATCGGATATGTACCTAGATCAAAAACTGCAGCAAGAGCATCAATAATATTTCAAGTTCAAACAAATTCTTCAACTCCAACACTCACTTTACAACCCGGACTTGTATGCACAGGTGCGGAAGATGATACCACTTTTGTTTTTTCGATATCTGAAAGCATTACAACTGTAGTCAACAATGGTATTGCTCAATTTGGAACATCAGATAGTCCTGTAGATGTTTTAGAAGGAACTTTTCTTACAAACCAATTTATAGTAGATGGATCATTAGAGCAAAGATTTATTTTGGACAATGGATCAATTGATTCCTCCTCCATAGTAGTTTATGTAAAAGGTTCTGCAGATCCCGGTCTTGGGAAACAATATAAATTAGTAGATAATATTATAAATGTTACTTCTGCGTCAGAGACATATCTTATTCAGGAAATTCAAGATGAAAGATATGAACTTTTATTTGGTGATGGCATTTTTGGTAAAAAACTTGAAAATGGAGCAGTTATCACTGTTCAGTATGTTGTGACAGGTGGAATTGAAGGTAATGGCCCATCAATATTTTCATACGCAGGTAGTCTACAAGACTCATTAGGAAATATTGTTGTTCCAACAGTTGTTCCAACTATTACAACCATCTCTGCTGCCTCAAATGGCGGTGATATAGAGACATTAGACTCAATTAAATACTTTGCACCAAGATTATATTCTGCTCAATATAGGGCGGTTACGGCTAGGGATTACGAGACTATAATACAGTCAATTTATCCTAATACTGAAAGCGTATCAGTGGTTGGTGGTGAGGAATTGACACCTCCAGAATTTGGAACAGTTTTCATAACAATAAAACCAAAAAATGGTGAATTTGTATCCGATTTTGATAAGGGTAATATTTTACAAAAACTAAAAAGTTATTCACTTACTGGAATTAATCAAAAACTTGTTGATCTTCAAGTTCTTTATGTTGAAGTGGATTCATTTGTTTACTACAACTCATCACAAGTTGCAAATGTAAATGATCTTCAATCAAAAATATCATCATCTCTTACTACATATGCTAAGTCGGCAGACCTCAATAAATTTGGTGGCAGATTTAAGTACAGTAAGGTATTGAATGTAATTGATAATATTGATAATTCAATAACTTCTAATATAACTCGTATAAAAATAAGAAGAAACTTAAATGCATTAATTAATCAGTTTGCTCAGTATGAACTATGTTTTGGAAATGAATTTAATGTAAAACCGGAAGGATTGAATATAAAAAGCACAGGATTTAGGATTCAAGGTGAATCTGAAACTGTTTTTATTACTGATACACCAAACGAAGATAAAATTACAGGTGTTATATCCATAGTTAAGAAAGATGAAGCTACTAATACTAATATTGTTGTGGTTAAATCAGCAGGAACTGTAGATTATGTTCACGGTGAAGTAAATTTAACAACCATTAATATAGTATCAACAGATAAACCTAATAATATTGTTGAAGTGCAAGCATTCCCAGAATCAAATGATGTTATTGGATTACAAGACCTTTATCTAGAATTTAACATCTCGAATAGCACTATAAATATGGTTAAAGATACGATAACTTCTGGTGAACAAATTTCTGGTGTTGGATATAAAGTTACATCATCTTATGCAAATGGAGAACTAACAAGGACATAATATGATCGGAACTGGTATTGAAAAGCGAATACAAGTACAGCAAATAATAGAAAGTCAACTTCCTGAGTTTATTCTCTCAGAGAGTCCTAAAACAGTTGATTTTCTTAAACAGTACTACATCTCTCAAGAACACAGAGGTGGTGTAGTCGATATTGGTGACAATTTAGATCAATACATTAAATTAGATAATTTGACCCCAGAGGTTGTTGTAGGTGTAACCACATTAACATCTGGTATTACTTCAACATCAGATACAATCACAGTATCCACCACAAAGGGATTTCCGAACGAATATGGTCTACTAAAAGTAGATGAGGAGATAATTACATATACAGGAATAACAACTAATACATTTACAGGTTGTGTAAGGGGTTTTAGTGGTATTACTTCATATAGAGATTCTAATAATCCGGGAGAACTAGTTTTTGCAACAAGCACTGCAGGTATTCACACCACAGGTGTAAATGTTAATAATTTAAGTGTCTTATTTTTACAGGAATTTTACAAAAAAATAAAATCATCATTAACACCCGGCCTTGAGGATTCATCTTTTGTATCCAACTTAGATGTAAGTAATTTCATCAAAGAATCAAAATCTTTGTATCAATCAAAAGGAACTGCAGAATCATTTAGAATTTTATTTAATGTTCTATTTGGAGTAACTCCAAAGGTCGTTGATTTAGAGGAGTTTTTAGTAAAACCATCTTCGGCAGAATATATCCGCAGAGAAGTTATATTAGCTGAGGTTATAAGTGGAGATCCAAATAAGTTAATAGGTCAAACAATCACTAAATCTACTGATTCTGAGACAAAGGCATCTATATCTGAAGTTGAGATAGTTACTCGTAATAGAAAAACATATTATAAAATTGGTCTATTTGTAGGATTTAACGATAGAACTGGTATTCAGGGTACATTTACAATTCCCGGAAAAACCAAAGTCATAGGTAATGTATCTGTTGGATCTTCAGTGATTACAGTCGATTCAACAGTTGGATTTGGAACAACTGGTACAGTCATATCAGGTATTAATACAATTACATATACCGATAGAACAATCAATCAATTTTTAAATTGCACAGGTGTTTCTACAGCAATATCAACAACTGACGATTTGAGATCTGACGAAAATGTGTTTGGATATGAAGATGGTGATTTAACTAAAAAAGTTGAATTAAGAATTACTGGTGTATTATCAGATTTTGAATTGTTACCTACGCAGGGATCAAGTGTTACTTCTGAGGGTGAAAGAATAGCTGTAAAAAATGTTGGTGAAGTTATACCAAATCCTGTAAGTGGTAAAACTAAAAAAGAAGTATGGTTTAATTCATGGATATACAATACATCATGTTCTTTTGATATTGATACAATAAGTGGATCAACATTTACCCTTAAATCAGATTTTGATAAATCTAATCTTAAGGAAGGAGATATTGTTCAGATAATTAGAAAAGGTACAAATATAGTAGATGTTGATAACGCTACAATTCAAACCATTACCGTAACATCCACATCTAATCAATTATTTTTAAACGGTATTGGTGGATTTACCCCAACCACTGGAATAAGTTATTTTTTAAGAAGAAAATTAAAATTAGCAACAAGTAGCACATCAGAATTACAATTTGGTAATGATGTAATTACTTCTAATGTTCAAAATACATATAATTTAAACGATACAGATTTTTATGTGGCATCTTCATCTATGCCAGCATATGATATTACAGAAACTGTTGATAAAAGCACTATTTCTCAAGCAAATGGCACTAGATTGCAAGGATTTAGTAATATAACTCAAAAATACTCAATTATATCATTCCCATCTGATGTTCCATTTATCACAGGTGACGCAGTATTTTACAAACCTGAAACAACTCGTATATCTGAACTTACTGAAGATGTTTATTATGTGAAAGTTTTATCAGATAAAAAACAAATTAAATTATACTCATCAAGATCATTTATCGTTATTGATGATAATTTAGAATTTACAGCATTACCAGATGGTAGTGGAAAACAAACTTTTGTATTGTTAAGACATAAAAATGAGCAAATCGGTGTACAAAAAATACTTAAAAAGTTTCCTGTTGAACCAAACATAAAATCTGGTAAATCCACTAAAACAAATCCCGGTGCAACTGGAATTTTAGTTAATGGTGTTGAGATAATAAACTATAAATCTGATGATAAAATTTTTAGTGGCCCGTTATCAAGTGTTAAACTGTTAAATGGTGGTTCAAATTTTGATGCAATAAATTTACCGAAAATAGTAATCCCTCCAGTTGGATCGGGAACCACTGCACTTGTTCAACCTGTTGTATCTGGATCTCTAAAAGAAGTTTTAGTTGATCAACAAAATTTTGATATTGAAAAAGTTTTATCAATCACATTAACTGGTGGTGGTGGATCTGGTGCAATTTTAAGACCCATAGTTACTAAAAGAATAAGAGAAATATCTTTTGATGCAAGGCAATCTACGATTGGTGGTGGTGTAGATATAAACCATGATAGAATTATTATTAATGGTGCACATAACTTATTAAGTGGTGAACCATTAGTCTATGATAATAATGAAAATTTACCATTGGGTGTATCAACCATAGTAGCTGGTATCCATACATCAAATAATGCCGATCAAAATAGGTTCCTATCTAATGGATCAGTGTACTATCCAGAAGTTATTGGAATAAGTTCAATAAGATTATTTGAAAGTTTTAGTGATTATAATGCAGGTGTTAACACTGTTGGATTTACAACTGTAAACACACAGGGTACTCATAAATTTAAATTATTAAATGAAAAAAATCATCTAAGATCAGTTGTTGTTGAAAATCCCGGATCAGATTACATAAATCGTAAATTAATAGTTAAACCCTCTGCAGTATCGACGATTGAAAATACAATTACATTTGCTAATCATGGATTTGTAAGTGGTGACATCATCGAATATAATTTTGCTGTTGGTGCATTCCCTATAACAGGATTAAGCACATCAAGTCAGTATAAAGTTATCAAACTTGATGATAATTCTTTTAGATTAGCAAGCACACTAAACAATGATTATGAAAGAAATGATTATGTTAAATTTACCTCAACAGGAAGTGGATTACAAGAGTTTGCATTCCCTCCAATAATTTTAANTGTAAATGCAATTTATTCACCAGTTTCTATNGCATTAACTGAATCACTAGTTGTAACACCAATAGTAAGAGGTTCAATCTTAGATAATTACCTTTATGAAGGAGGGACAAATTATGGTTCTGATATTTTAAATTTTGAGAAAAAACCAAGCGTAAGAATACAGAATGGTAAGGAAGCTGAGATAAATGTAGTCACCTCTAATGGAAAAATTATTGCAACAGATGTGAGATTTGGGGGTAGTGAATATTTTTCACCTCCAGATTTAGAGGTTGTTGGAATAGGATCAGGAATAGGTGGAAGATTAAGACCAGTTGTTGAAAATGGTAAAATCACTGATGTAAAAATTGTTAATGCTGGTATTGGTTATACAACATCACCTCAGATAATTGTTAAACCTGCTGGTGTTGGAGAGATATTTGATCCTGCAGTGAGAAGTCTTACACTTAATAATCTAGAAAGATTTGAAGATGAAATATTATTACAAGAATCATTAACTAATTTACAATATGCTGTTGTTGGATATAATACCTCAATTTACGGTACTGAGTTGGGTGATACTGGTGGAGGACACTCTCCAATTATTGGTTGGGCTTATGATGGAAACCCAATATACGGCCCTTATGGATATAGTGATCCAAAAGATTCAAACTCATCTATAAAATTATTAAACACAAGTTTCACACTTGACACTTCTAATATAGTAAATCGGCCTTCTGCATTCGCTTCTGGATTTTTTGTAGAGGATTATAAATTTACCGATGATGGTGATTTAGATTCCAGTAATGGAAGATTTACTAAAACACCTGATTATCCAAACGGTGTTTATGCTTATTTTGTTGGTGTTACTACTGGTATTCAAGGAAACTTAATACCGAAATATCCTTACTTTATAGGCGATACCTACAGATCTGAACCAATAGAAGATAACTTCTTAATTAGTCAATCTACATTTGATTTTAACAGTAATAATTTAATAAGGAATACACTTCCATACAAAGTTTCTGATGATTTTGCAGATAATGATTTCTTAATTGAATCGAATGAAATTGTTGAACAACAATCAATAGTTGAATCAGTTACAAGAGGTCAAGTTCAAGACTTCCAAATTGTTGAGGCAGGTAGTGATTACAAAGTTAATGATACACTTAACTTTGATAATTTAAACTCCTCTGGTGGGGGAGCCAGTGCCCGTGTATCGCATGTAGAAGGAAAAACTATAAGTAGTGTCAATACAAGCGTAGAAACCTATACAAATGTCGTATATGTAAGGAAGAATGCAACACAAGTTAGTGCATTTATATCAACATCACACACATTGTCTGATAATGATACAATCGCAGTTTCCGGATTATCTACGAGTGTTCCAAGATTAACAGATTCGCATAAAATTGGTGTTTCTTCGGAAAGAGTTGTATTATATAAAGAATTAGGAGCAAATGCTACTGCTGGTGTTGTAACAGACATTTATGTTTCTAAAATACCAAATGTGGTATCTGCAGGTAGCAGTATCGGCATTGGAACAGAGAGTTTATTAGTTCTAAACACATTTAATGAAAGAGGTATTCTAAGAGTAAAGAGAGGTGTTGTAGGTGCTGCTCACACGCTTTCCACACCTGTGTTTACAGTGCCAGATAGTTTTGATATAGATCTTGTTACATCTCCATTTGAATCTAAAGTAAATGATATTGTGTTCTTCAATCCAGAGGAGCAAGTCGGTGTAGGTACAACTGCAGGAATTGCAATTGGCCTAGCAAAATCATTTACTACAGGTGAAAGATCAAAAGTAATTTCTGTTCCATCAAAAAGTATATTCATACCCAATCACCCATTTACTAATAATCAAGAAGTCATATTCAAAAAACCAACAAGTGCAAATGCAATATCCTGTGGAACAGGAACAACAACTTCTGTAGCTGCCAGTTTTAATTTACCATTAACTGGAGACAGTCAAACTGTATTCATTAAAAATATTTCAAAAGATTTAATTGGTATTTCAACAACAAGAGGTGGAGATACAATATTCTTTAAGAATGATGGAACAGACAGTTTTGAATATTCCATAGAATCAAACTTTACTCAAGTATTAGGTAAGGCACAAAAAATTACTGCACATGTAGCAGTGTCAACATCACATAATCTTGCTAATGGTAATACAATAGACTTGACACTAGACTCTAATATTTCTGGTGGTACAGGTGTATCTACCTCAGTGATAGTTAAGTATTCTGCTGCAGAAGACAAAATCTTAATTAATACTGTTATATTACCACAGACAAGCATAGGAAACGATAGTATATTTTTAGCAAATCATGGATATAAAACTGGGCAAAAAGTTTATTATGATGGTAAAACTGGCACTGCTACTGGATTGACCACTGCAACTTACTTTGTATACAGATTAGATGAT